CGTGGGAGGTTGCTCATATATTTGTAGTTCATGATGAATGCGTAATTTTAATCGACGATAATCGGACCATTAGTTAACGCTCGAGCGGCTGTTCCGCTGCCAGGTAAAAAGTAATTCATTCCTAAGGTACCCACAGTTTTACTGAGTTCCCAGGCGTTAGCTTTTATATACTGTAATGCAGCGTTCTTGGCTTTTCTCGCAGCTTGTTCTAATCCTCCTTTAACATATCCGGAAAATGTATTTTCTTCAACGTATTCGACCAATTGCTTGTCCCGAGGGTGTTTGCTACCAAGTGAGAAGCCTGTTGCCACATCAATGGTTGCTTCGTAGTTAGCTACGATTTCGAGCATGATGTATGTTGAAGTGACTTGGCCTTCCAGTATGAGCATTACGCCGTCAGTCCAATTGGTACCTGAAGAAGCACTTGCATTAGGTGTCAAGAATGCTTCTGTTGTACCAGACTGCTTAAATGGTAAGACGTACGATCCTGCTTCAATAGGAACGGTAAACGCTCCAGGTGAATTCATTAGTACTGATTTTGTGATGGTTTCTCCATCCATGATTTCAGTGTCATCTGAGACAGGTACAATAGTAATTGCACCTCCAGCCACTGTGTCAGGGTAGATAGGCCACCAGCGTACACCAGTACTTATAAGACGTACTTCATCGATGTTGCTTGGAAATGATCCGAGAGAAAGATTGTAGTCAGTGCTCGCAGGAAAAATCGTGTCTGCAGGTGCAGATGCGAATCCAGCGAGTGATGATGAAGATCCTCTAATCAGTGTATAAGTGACTCCGCCAGCTTGTGTGGCTTGAGCACCTAGAAACCTCATTTGAAATGAGACGGTAGGTGATTTTGATCCATAAGGACTCTTTGAACCTACGGCCTCAACACAAAAGGGATCAGTAACTGAACAAAATCTCTCAACAGCTTTAGGATTGATTGAAGACAATCTTGTCTGTTTTGTGAGTGACTTCTTGGTTGTTCGTCTATTCTTACGAACAACCTTTCTCTTGTTATTATTATTATTACGTGCCATGTTTGCTTTCTGTATTTAATTCTTTAGTTTGTCTGTTATGCTATTATAAACCAGGCGATAATATCCCCTAATATTCCGCCGCATAATAAGACGTAACTGGCAAAGGCCAGTTACCCGCGCTTCGGGGTGAGGCGCTTCAGAGATCTTTTGGATCTCTTGCCCCTCCTCGTACGTCTCGTACTCTTAGTAGATTGTGAAGTATTGCTGTCAGTATTGACTACGCTTTTTCTACTGGCATACAACCCAGCCTGGTTTACTGACTCAGGTAAGTGACCTTCCAATATCTTCTCTACTAATTTTGGCTTAGATTTTTGTCTAAGCTCTCTAAGCTTATTCATCTTCTTTCTCTTTGATCTTGAAAGAGTTTTCTCTGGTTTGACGATTTCTCCATTTACCATGTATTCGCATCCATCCTTCATGCGTTTTGATAAATCATGGGTAACAAATGGGCAGCAGAAGGCTGGACAATCCATCAAGTCGTCCAGTGTTTTACATTCTGCTAGCCATTTATGGTAATCATCGTGATTAAAACCTAAATTGTCAATATCCTCAATGGTAGAAAGCATCCATTCGGTGCTATATTGAGGCCAATTATCGGTTTTAAACCAAGAAAACCAAGACATATGGTCCTTATTGTGTTCAAGACTCTCCATGTATTCCGGAGAAGCTAATTCTTTGACACGCTGGACCAGGGGACCTATTATAGGGGAATCCCTGTCTGTGAGATAATAAGCGTAGGCTTTCATACAGAGAAATTCCCACGGCTTGAAATTCTCTGGTCTACGTACGTGTGTGTGGAACTTGGAAACAGTTCTTAGTACAGAGCAACATGATGATAGATCACCGGTCCATACATCAGGTCCAAAATTTCTAGAAAGAAAGGTGACTCCCAATTCACCCCTCTTAATAATGTCAACAGTGACCACCTGGCCTAATTTCTTAGCGGTGTCAGTGAAGACTTCAGAACCTAGGTTGCTCGTAAAACCATCATCCCCTCCATATATACCTAACTTACTCCATGCAGTTTCAGGCTCAATAAAACCAGATCCATATGACTTGGTTCTTCTGAAACTACAGTATGTAATAAAGGCGCTACCCAACGTCCCGAAAGAGGATGTCGAAGGTAGACCAGAGAGAATACTATAATATGTATCGTACTGCGTATTGAATTGTCCAATACCTAATAAATCAACCTCGTTTCTATACATAGCCATGATATGTTCATGGTAACTAGAAGGAAAAGCTTTAAGCATTATTCCGATCTGCAGCTTTCGAAGGAAGAGTGAGCAGTGACCATCGAATTTAGAGAAATCCGAGGCACATGCTGTTTCTGCGTCTTCACATATATTAACTATACGTTGTGCGATCTTCAGAGGTGATTTACCTGGAGCATACCAATCGAAAGTTTTCAAGTGGTCTGCTAGTGCATACATAAATGTTGAACTATGTAATTTAGTGTAGTCATCTGCGGTAGAAACCAGTCGAGCTGGTCCCAGTTTAAGTACCGATTCTGTCTTAAGGAAAGATTTTGTTAATCCTTTGGCAGGTATGCTCAGTACTTGGGCACGATTTAAAATTGCCTTCTGTGAAGGTGAATTTTGTCTTTCATACACTATGTCCATAGTAACAGGCTCAATTGTGTTTGCTATAGAATCAGGGATTATAAAATCTATAAATTCGTTGCAAAACATAGTGAACCAATTGGGTTGTTTTAATTTTGTATTATCGAAGACTCGCTCATGAATTGCCTGCTTTTCAGCAGTGGTGTTCTTGATAGGTGCGAGAGCTAGATCAATAATAGGCTTCATAAAACTCAACATAGTAGGTTTTGTGATATCCTCGTTACTTTCGTAAGGAGAATTGTGTACAAGAAAATGGTGCACACCCTTGGATAATAATAGGGGTGCATCAACCAGTGTGAGTGGATGTAAGGATTGCTCACTAAGTCTATAGGTTAGAACTATTTCCGAAGCGGCTGCAGCATCAAAGTCTGTGTTGTACAGATTTTTGTGCGCTTCAACTGTTTTCTTAATATTAGCATAGTACAAGGCATTAGTTCGCTGAGCTTTACTATATAGCTCAACATCAACATGGTATGGTAATACGCATGAAAATGCCGTGTCTATGAAAGATGTAGATACAAACAATTTGTTATCCTTCATTATCTTCATCCTGGCGAAACCATTTGGCTCAGCTACTGATAACGTTTCCAGAGGTTTTGTAGGCATGAGTATATTTACTAACATGCTGTCATAGCCTCTAGATGTATACAGTGGGACCAAACATACAATTGCTCGATTCAATCCATGTGATATCTTCATCAAGCGATATGTTTTGGTCACGAGATTACGTCG